GCCTGGACTTCGACGGTGTGCGCGCCGGCTGACGGCATTGCGAATTCCAGATACAGGGTCGTCGTGTAGTAGGTGCCTGCGCCGGCTGACGGGGGAGTGATGCGGGATGCGGCTGATCCGCCCAGGTCGTTTGTCAGGACGCCGTCGATCTCGACGGCGACGTAAGGCGTCATCGTGGTCTGCTGGTGTCGGATCGTGATTAGGACGCCCAGCACAGATCCCAGGGGGACGATCGCGGGAACAGTGATCGCGACCGTCGCGACCGACGTTCCGGGGGACGCGGTCGACGTGACGCCGACTTGCGCGTGATGGTCGCGGCCCAGCGTCGACGTCGATTCGACCGCGCCCGCTTCGACGTCAGCGTCGATCGCTTCGGCTAGTTCCTTTATGTGTTCCCAGGCTTCGCCGGCGATCTCTGTTTCCTCCGGCCACGGGTAAGCGCGGTTCGGTGTAGTGCCCATCGGGGGGTTCCTCTCAGGGGATCAGGGTCGGGTCGGATAGGTCGGCGTAGGTCGAGCCGTTCGCCGTCAGGTCGGCGTAGGTCATGCCGGTCGCGGTTAGATCCGTGTAGGTCGGGGCGACAGCTGTTCCGGCGTAATCGCTGACGTCGAGCGCGAACCGCCAGCCCTTCGCCGTGATCGTCTCGGTCCAGCCTTCCAGCCACAGTCGGCGGGTCGCGAACGGTCCCGCCAGCGGGAACCCGTCGACCGCGATCAGCGCGGACACGTCCAGGCCCATCAGGACCGCCGTTTTCGCCGCGTCGACGACCCGCGTTCCGGTCGCGCCGCGACGGACGACGTCGACGGTCAGCGATTCCAGCCACCATCGGGGGGTCGCCCATAGCTCGAGCGTTCGGTCGACCAGCGCTTGGGCGTCGACTTCGTCGACCAGCTGGGAGTCGATCGACGCGGCTGACGTGACCGGATAAAAGTCGGGGTCAGGCCCGTTTATGCCACGGACGGACGCGCGGGGGTCGCCGTAGCCGTATCGGACTTCAAGGTCCGTCACGATGCCCGCCTGATTCTGGACCCATTCGGCGGGGGCCAGGACTTCGGAAGCGTCCAGGGTCAGCGCTTCGACGAACGCCGCCCGGAAGCCTTGCGCCTGCCAGGAAAAAACGCTGGCGCGGGTTTCGACCAGCATCGCGGACACGTCGTCGGCAAGTTCGTCGAGCAGCCCTAGCGCCGGCTGACGGTCGACGTCGCGGGACGTGATCAGCGGTTCCGCGACCGCCATAGCGCCGACGATCTCCCAGCTGATCGGTTCCTGAGCGTCGACCAGGTCGAAGATCCGCAACGCCCGGAAGTCTGCCTGTTCCTCCGGCCACGGTTCGTCGCCCAGGTAAAGGCGTCCCAGGATCGCCCGCTGACTAGCGGCGGTCACCTGGTAGACGTATGACGACCCGTCCAGTCGCGCTTTGACGTCGGTCACCTTTCCCAGGAAGAGGGGGGCGGCGGCGGCGGCGGGCGCGCCGCCGCCCGGAAACCAAAGCGCGAGCGCGGCGGGGCCTAGATCGACCGTGACCGCGTTACCCAGGGTCGGGGGATCGGTTGTGTCGCTGGCGCGGATCGTCAGCGTGCAGACCGCCGCGTCCGGTCTGCTCGACGGGTGATTCCGCCCGTGACGAATCGTGACGGGTCCGACCTGGTCGCACGGGTAGGGGACGCCGTCGATCTCGACTGCCAGGGGGTCGCCGGCTTCGTCGAGTAGCCGGTCGAGATAGGTCGCCGTCATCGACCGCCGCCGAACGCGGTCGCCTTACCCAGCCGGACCGCCTGGTCGGTCTGCGCGCGTTGCAGCCGGTCGGCGAACGCCGGCGCGTCGATGACGTCGCCGTCGACGTAGACGCGGGCGTCGATCGTGCGGCGGTCGACGACGGTCAGCATCGCCGCGCCGCGCGGGGTGTCGAACGATCCCGACCCGAGCGCGGCGCGGCTGAACGATGCGCGGGCCAGTCCGCGCCCGTCGCCGGCTAGGGGGGCGATGCCGGCGAAACGGGGGGCGCGCATCCCGACCGGGGTCGGGGCGGCGAACAGACCGCCGATCGCGCCGCCCAGCTTGCCGATCGGACTGTTTCGGACCGCCGACGCTAGGTCGCGGATCTTGCCGATGACGCGGTCGATCGCGGTCGCGATGGCGCTGATCGTGCGGATCGTGCCGGAAATGATGATGCCCAGCGATCGGAACGCGCCGCCCAGGACGGTTCCGATCACGGGGACGACATATCGGGCGATGAATTCGGCGACGGTGCGGATCGTGTTTCCGATCTTCGTCAGCCCTTCCCGGTTATCCGAGACGGTCGACGTGACGCGGGCGAACGCTGACCGTAGGCCGGCCAGGATCGGGGTTAGCGCTGACCGGATGCCGGGGGCGATCTTTTCCATGTACCAGGTGAACAGCGACCGGGCGGCGGGGACCGCCGTTCCCGTAATGAAAGCGCCGACTTGCCGGATCGCCGGTCCCAGGTTCGCGGACAGGGTCGCGGCGAGGGTTCGCGCGCCTGGCAGGACTTTCGTCGAAACCCAGGCGAACAGGGTCGTCAGCGCCGGCGTCAGCGCGCCGCCCACGGTCGCCTTGACGTTCTCAAACTGTGCCTTCAAGCGTTCCTGTTGGCCGGCCAGGGTGTTCGATTCGCGACCGAACGCGCCGTGCGACTTCGTCGTCTGCTGCGTCAGTAGGTCGAGCGTCGCGGTCGCCTGCGCCTGCGCGAGCGCCTTCCCGGTCAGGTCACCTAGACCCTGCGCGGCCAGGCGGGCGTTCACGTCGGACTGTTTGATCGAAACGCCGTACTTTTCGATCGGGTCGCGCTCACCCTTCAGCAGCGACGAAACCGCGCTGACCGCGTCTGAGACGGACCCGCCGAACGTCGCGGCGAGATCCGCGCCCATCGTGATCAGGTTGTTTGATTCCTTCGCGGCTTCGCGCTGCGAACGTCCCATGTTCGTCAGCTGCGCGCCGATCACGGCGGCGAGATCCTGGTATTCGGACTTCGCCAGTCCCAGGTTCACGGCGGCGTCGGCGGCGTAGCGCTTCACTGACGCGGCGGCGCGCCCATAGATCGACTCGACCGCGCCGGTCGACTGTTCGACCGCCGACGCTGACTTGACTGACGCGACCGCCATAGCGCCCGCCGCGACGCCTATCGCGCCCAGCCCGACCGCGACCGCCTTCCCGACCCTGCCGGCTGTCCGGCCTAGACCGCCCATTTTCTGTTCGGTCGCGTTGACGCCGCGGACCGCGCCTTTTTCGTCGACGATTACGTCGATCTTCAGGACCGCTGATCGTGCCACTAGGTCAGCCCTTCCCGTCCGGCTTCGCTGCGCGCAGCGCGGTTATCGCGTCTGCCACGTCCTGCATTGCCCGTAGGTCGCCGACAGTCTGCCTGCCGACGACGTCCGGGGTCGTCTGCCACGTCCACGCGATCAGGGCGCGGGCGTGGGACCCGTAGGGTCCTCCGCTGCGCGCCTAGCGACGTCGTCGATCGTCGCGGTCGGTCCCGTCACCAGGTCGACGTCCTGGTCGACCGGGTCGGGCGGGTTCCAGGCGACGACCTTCGCGATCTGCTCGACTGTCAGCTTCGTAAACGTTTCCAGTCGGGCGCGGGGATCGACGCGCTTCGCGTGCAGCCAGGCGACCAGGGCGAGCGCGTCCCAACGATCTTCGGTCGGTCGGGTGATCGCGTGAACAATGTCGGCGCGCAGCTTCGCGTTCCCGACCCGAAGCTCAGGGATCGTCAGCGTGTCGACGGGGTCGCCGGCCAGCTGAATGTCCGGCAGCTGGTCGGTCGTCTGTGTCTCGGTCATGGCGGGTAGCCCTTCAGTAGCGGTTTCCGGCGATCCGGGTGATCGCGGTCTGGACGTCGGCTTCGTATGCGGGAAGCCAGGTCGGTTGAGTGTCGGCGGCGGCGTCGGCGGCGAACGGTTGCGCTTCAATATGCCGCGCCGGCCACCCCCAATGAATCGGGCCGGCGTAGGGCAGGGACGCGCCGCCCGCTAGGACGGTCGCGCGGTTCGCGGCGCGGTTCCCCCGGATCGACGCCGCCAGGCGACCTGATCGGCGGGGCGCGCGGGCCGATGCGGCGGGGACGATGACCGCGAGCGCCTTCGCGTTCGCCGCCTTGAAGTCGGACAGGTCGCCGATCAGCGCCTTGAAGTCGCGGCGCAGCCGGCGCAGCCCGTCGATACGGACCGCGCCAGCTGTGCCGGACCTCGTCGTCGCCACGTCGCTACCCGTCGACGCGGATCAGACGGGGTATGTCGGGTCAGGGTCGCCGACGAGCGGGAACGCTGCGCCGGTCGTCAGACGGGCGTTCACGTCGCCGCCGATGGTGACCGGGCGGATCTTGACGTCGCCGGCGTAGGTGACGCCTGCGGCGTTCGGTCGCCAGCTGAACGGGACGACGTCGCCGGCGTTCGCGCGGCAGAACTCGACGAAACCCGCTTCGTCGTCGAAATCCTGAATCGCGGTGATATTCAGCGTCCAGGTCGTGACGTCGTCAGGTTCGATCGTGTCGCCGGACAGGACTTCCAGCTGGTCGCCCTCTTCGTCGGTTTTGGGTTCCAGGTTGACGTTCGTCGCCTGTGTCGCGAACGGCAGGGCGTCCAGCGTCAGCGTTCCAGACTTCAGGCGATCTTCGACGATCGGCATAGCGGGGTCCTTTCAGGGGGCGAGGTTTGCGGAATAGGTCGCGACGTAGCAGGCGATCGGGGGTCCTTCGTCGAGCGGGTAAACGCCGGGGTCGGCGGTTTCGATCGGTAGTTCGTCGGCGAGGATGACCAGCTGGTCGTCGATCGCTTCCCAGGACGCGGCGTCGGGCGCGCCGTGACCGAACACGACGAATCGCCATTCGACGAGCTTCGCCCGGAAATCTTGCCGGGGCGGCGGGATCAGGACGCACGGCAGGTTCGCGCGGACCGCCCGAACGTCCGTGACGGCGGTCAGCTGTGTTCCGTCGTTCAGCTGCGCGGCGAGCCATTCGGCGCGGTCGAATATCTGACCCATGACCCGTTCAGCCGATCTTCGGTCGGGCGGCGCGGCCTAGCCCTAGCAGCGACGCCACGTCGGGGTCATATCTCAGGATCTCGGTTGCGCCGAATTCGCCGAATGATGCGACGCCCAGCGCGGACCCGCGGCGCGCGTAGTAGCGGGATGCCAGCATCAGGCCGGCCAGCTTTACGGCGGCGTCCGGGGTGAATGTGACGACCGGGACGTCGTCGACGATCTCGGTCAGTAGTAGATCCTTCCGCGCCCGCTCGACGACCGCGGCAGCCGCCGCCCGGTAAGGCTCGACGTCGCCGTCAGGCGCGGACGAAACCTTCGCGATGTGACGTTCGACGTCGTCGACGGGGAGCCAGTCGTAATCGGGTGCGGGCATCGGATCAGGCGTTCCGCTCGACCTGGTCGGCTGACGGACTGTCCAGGGTCAGGGGGCGCCCGCCGTCGTCGACGACGGGGCGACCGCCGTCGTCGACCTTCGTCCCGCCAGGGTCGTGGCGAAGCCGGTCGAATCCGTCGTCGGTGCGCTTCGCCGGCGCAGCCTTTTTCGCCGTGCGCTTCGCCGGCGCAGCCTTTTTCGCCGTGCGCTTCGCCGGCGCAGCCTTTTTCGTGGTTGGCATCAGGTCGGGTCCTCTCAGGCGTTTCGGTTCCGGGGGGGGTGACGGGGTCGGCGCGGGGCGCGCGTGCCAGCGGTTAGCGCGCCGACCCCGTCAGGATCACGCGCCGATCTTGAATCGCTCGACGGCGGTCGCGTCCAATACCTGCGCGCAGGCGTAGGACCAAAGCGCGAACTTGATCACGCCGGGACCTTCGACCTCGTCGAAGCGGAACGTCTGCAGCTTGCCTTCGCCGGCCAGGATCGCGTCGGCGTGCGCCGCGACCATTTCGCCAGCTGCCACGCCGGACGACGTCGCGATCTCGGTTCCGTCGATCCCTGCGCCGGTGTAGCCGGCGCGCATCGTGCCGACCGCGTTCATCGGTCCGACGTAGGGCAGCATCGGGCGACCGTCGCCGTCGACGTCGTTCGCGAGCGCGGCGAACGCGGTCGTCGACGCGGCGACAAAGTCGGCGGGAATGTCGCTGTTCGCGCCACTGAACGTGATCAGCTGTCCACGAAGCTCCATGACCGTGTCGACCAGGGCGTCAGCGGCGGCGTCGGCGGCGACGATCGCCGCCCAAATCAGCGCTTCCGTTTCGCGGCGGTAGTCCTTGATCATGCCGCCCGTGACGATCCGGTCGATCGCCGGGTTCGCGGCGTCGATCATTTCGCGGGAGACGCGGAACGCGCCCGAGATCGCGACCGGGGTCACGGTTCGCTTGTCCAGCGCTTGCGTTCCTTCGGCGACGTGCGCGGTTCCTTCGGTGTGGACGCCGACGCCGTCGAACGCGCCGATGACCGGGATCGTGAACGGGGTCGCGTCGGTCAGGGTGACCTTGACGCCGGCGCGGGTCCACAGCGGGCGACCGCGGTCGACGACGTCGACCAGCAGGTTCGGTCGGTACTGCGCCGGGATGATCTCGTCGTTTCCGGTGCGGGTCATGACGGCGGCGAGCGCCATCGTCTGACCGGCGTCGCCCTGCGCCATCGCGCGGGAGAATTTCGCCAGTCGGGCGGCGGCGTCCGGGTCGCCCTGCATCTTCGCGTTCCAGGCGTCGCGGACGAACGACGGTCCGGTCCCGTCGAAACGGTAGATCGGGGGCGTGTTCGTGACGCGGGTCGCCGCGCCAGCGGTCGAGTCGACGACTCGGGGACCCTGGTCGCCGTCGTCGCCGTCGTCGCTGGTCTGCGGCGTCGCGGTCGCCGGCTGCGCCGGCTGAACGGGGGCGGTCGGGGTGATCGGCTGAACGGGGGCGGGCGTCGCGGGTGTCTGCGTCGCCTGGTCGTCGTTCTCTGGCATGACGGGTGATCCTTCCGGGGGGGGTGTCTGTTCGCGCCAGGCGGCGACGACCAGGTGTCGGGGGTCGGTGGATGCGGCTGCGCCGACGCGGGCGTCGTCGAACGCGGGGACCGCGACTAGCGAAACTTCGCGGATCTGACCGCGCGCCTTGACCGGCTTCCCGGTCCTGTTGCGGCGCGCCTGTGACTCTGTTTCGGCGGTCATTTCGACGCCGACGCTGAACCCATCGCGGCGTCCGTCGCCGGCTTCGGCCAGCGCGATATCGCCGCGCGTGTCGGCGGGGTTCGCGGGGGGCGGGATCTTGAAGCGACCCCAAACGC